TAAATATGAGCCCACGTCAGGAAATTCTTAACAGAATGAATAAAATAAAGGGAAATATGCTTAGGGTTTCCAATAATGACCCTAATCTTAGACGGAAGATGAATCGTCTAGTTAAACGTCTGGAGCAGTACAGACTGAGACTACGTGCCATGAATTAAATAGGTCGCTCAAACGGAAACTCTTCCAGGACCATGTGGACCGCTGCCGAGGCGTCGTCAGCCTCGAGCGCCTCCTCAAACTTTTTGAAAACTATATCACGTCGGCCAGGCTTGAACGTTGTCAGCAACGCATCAAACCTGACAAGCGTCCAGTACAACTGGAGAGTGAACGCCTCTTTGTTCTTTCTCCAGGTGTTGATTGACATGACAGTCATGTCGCGCCAAGTCTCCATTTGGGAGGGCTTGAGCTCAAAGGTACCACGCTCGATAAGAGGGGGTGGTTCCATTTTTGGTTTAAAATCATACTAGCGACGGTCATACTGGAGGGAACATCGCTCAAGGCATACCCTTGATGATGACCGGACGCATATTCATGAGGAGAGCGCCAATTATGATGCCGAGCAGAATCCAATGCCACTGGATGCTCGACATGAGGTCCTGTCTAGGCTGAAGCTGCTGGGGGTAGAGCATCTGCGGGAAAGGCGTGTGGCTGACGCGGTGAGGCTGACTGTCCTCGCGGTCGTCGAGCTCCTGAGGCTGCGGGTACTCCTCGCTTCTTGACAGGAATGGGGGCGGCTGCTGACCGACGTCCATTCTTACTAGTCTCTACTTCATCCTCGCTTTTATCTGATTCATCTTCGTCATCTTCAATAAAGTCTTCCAGGCTACTGTCGTCGTCCTCGTCAAGCTCCTCCTCAGAATAAGAAACACACGACCCAATTTCAGACTCGGAGTTGTCATAGTCGTCCGAAGCGTAATCATCCTCAACCTGCTCGACCGGCTCATAGCGGGTGGGTGGCTTTGAAATTCGTCCCGAGCGTGTTTGGGTCGTCGATGCCATTCTGTGAGTAATAAAGTATTGTATCGTTTAAGTATCTTGGATTAAATCTAAGTCCTTTTTCAAGTACTGTTTGTTGTATCAGCGTCTCGCCCTCCAAACCCATCCGGTTTGTGATTTCGAGCATCTTCCCCTGAATCTCGCCATCATCTGCGCGCTCGATGTAGAGCGCAAGGTCCTTCACAGCGTCTATGGCCCGATAAAGGTGCTCTGAGGCGAGCTGTGGATTTTTTTGAACCTGTTCTTCAAATCCATTCACGTGGTATACAAACAGATTCCAGAGCTCGGGGTTGAGCCCTGAGTACGGGTGGACCTCATTAACGTATGAATGAAAATGAGTCGTGCCAACTCTGGGGAAGAATATCCAGAATAGAATTACTAGAAGGACTACCCACGGGAGCAACATCTTTCAGTTGCTCTACTACTGTAGGCGGGAGATTATGTTCACGACCCGAAAACTTGCCACACTCCTCATCAAAGCACCGCTGGTTGATTGTGCCCTTGTAGATGTTGAACCAGACGTGGTTACGCTTGTGAGACTCGCCGGCCCGCTCGCAGTAACGCGAGTCCGTCTGTACATACCACCCACCCGTCTTTTCGTTCCGTACAATCTTTTTGACCCGCGCACGCTCCTGCCCATCCATGTTCCGACAGATGAAAGCCTCTAGCGCGCTGCTCGTCGCCTCGTCAGCAAACGTCTGCTCGTCGTCCGCCTCATCATTCACCCTGATGCTAAATAGGTCAAGCAGACCCGCGTCAAACTCCTTCTTGTACTCTTCCCCGCCGAGCACCTTCCATGGTACGTACGGGTCACCTGTCGGCTTCTTGTGCGACCAAATCATCCGGAGACCACTGCCGCCGTAGACACTCGCGTCAATCACCTTGGACCAGTCGATACCACGCCGAGGCGAAGCCTCATTTACAGAAACACCACCCTCCGTCTCTGGAAACGCCGATAGAATCTTGGTCCGCAGCGCGAGTGCCGACGCACGAGTAACCTTCTTGTCCGGCCAGTGAACGTGCACACCCGTCTTGGTGCCCTCTGCACACGCTCGTGGTCGCGTCCGGGCAATGCAACACCTGCCACAGTCCACCACCTCGTTCAGAGCGGTACAGATGCGCTCAATCTCATCCTTGGTGAGCGCCTCCGTCGCCTTGTAGTCCAGGTCCACGAAAAATTTGAAAAGATTTGTTTTTTGTTCAACAACATACAGCTTGTGCCCATGGGTTACGTCAGAGATGTACGCTCGGTAAAACTCATCCATCTCTTCCATAGGCACAAACAGCATACCACCATCCATCAGCAAGTGCGTGAATGGCGCGGCTGGGACCAACCATTTGCGTACACAGCTCGACATACATTATTTTTGGTTTATTCTTTTAATACCTTGACCACAGGCTGATAGATACTGTACATACAATTTAACGGACAGACAAGCCCCTCTGAAAACTCTTTGAAAAGTTCAGTCTGGTGTTTGGGCACATACCCTATGTGCAGGTCCCCGTCAACCATCACCTTGATTGCGTCAGGGTCGTGCTTGTTGTCAGGGTCACGCACCAACCTGCACGGCTCGGGCTTGTATAAATTTACCATAAACTTACGGGCAGCCGGGCATCGGTAGTAACCACCCGCCAGTGCAAACTGCATCTATCTATAATTTGTCTCGTGTCCTTATTTCACTCCTCATCCTCACTGCTTGAGTCATCAAGGACAAGAATACTCCACAAACTTTTTTCTTTTTTTTCTTTTTGAGGAGGGGGTGACTCCACCTCTGGCTCTGGCTCGGTCACCTCTGGCTCTGGCTCAGCCTCCTCGAGCCTCTGGATTTCGTAGTGCAGCTTCTGGACTGACAGTTTCTCAAGCTCCTTGGGGTCTGTGCCGTCGTTGCGCAGCTTGGCCAGACGCTCCGCCAGACGCTCCTTCTTGACCGTCATATATTTTTAAAAAGTTTTATTTTATCTACGTGCCGACGCACCCCGACGGATACTTACGGCACCACGGTTTACAGCAGCATGTAATTTAAGAAACCCCTCTATCTGCTCTATTTCTTTAGCATACCGGGTAAGAGTAGCCCTGTTAACACCGCTGTTAATCTTTCTGTATAGATTTGCAGCTCTTGCTAGAGCACGCTTTTTCAGATTATTCAGGCTGTTATCCGTCATTTATAATATTCTCCGAGAAATTATTAATTCGGTCGTTCTGGCCGCGGGGTTCTTGGAGTTGATGGCGCGCCGAGCGCTCACCTCAGTCGTGTCGTACTCTCCAAACTCCTCTCGAACAAGAGCTGTCGCCGAGTTGCTCATGACCCACTTGCTCGGCGAACCCTTTAAAAAATTAAAAAACTTTTGGTGGTTGAACGATTCAGCTGTATACCCTGTGAAGGAGGTGGCAGTCTCTGGGGCGTATGGAGGGTCCACATATACAAAGTCCGTAGGACCACATCCCCGCAGAGCATCATCATAACTCTGACAGCTAAATTCAACAGACTCAACAAGTTTAGAAAATTTTCGAATATTTTCCGGATCGCAGACAGTTGGGTTGGTGTAATGACCAAACGGAACGTTGAAGCCGTTGGGTCCCTCCCGGTACATGCCTCGAAATCCCACCTTGTTGAGATAGACAAAGAGGCATGGCCGCGGCGACCGGTTGAACTCGTCCCGACGCCTGTAGTAGGTGGCCTCGGTCGTATCCTTGCCCAGCTCACGCAGCTCTGCGATGAGACCCTCAGGGTCGGACTGAACCTGTCGGTACAACGCGATAAGGTGAGGGTTAAGGTCAGAGGCTCGTGCAATTCCCTTGACACGCGGAATGACTGACAGGAGCACGGAGGCTCCGCCAACGAATGGCTCGTAGTAGTCATCAATGTGTTCAGGGAACTCAGAGAGTACCTGCTCCAACAGTTGGGTCTTTCCACCGACCCACTTGAGCACCGGTCTCATCAATTATTATTACATAGTTTTAAGGTCTTAAGTAGAATGGTTGCTTATTTGCGTTCAGAGCCGTATGAAATTCAGGATTTTGTATAACCTTCTGACGAATCATGCTCCAGAGGTTCGACCGACCAGATATTCCCTCGAGCGTATCAAATTCACAAAAATCATTTTCGTCATAATTTTTGCGGAACGCCATCTGGCGGGTCTCCATCTTCTCCTTTTCTTCATCAAAGCGCTTGACGATGTGCTTGTGCTCAAGGAAAGTCATCGGCATGTCTATGACGTAGACATGATAGATGTTGGTGACCTCGTCTTCGGGGTCTTTATTATTAAACTTAAAATAGGAGTAAACCCCCCGTTTTAAGTTTATGGTACCACGAGTTTCTTCTTCAAGTTCTCTGAGTGCGCAACGGAGCGGGTTGTACACCTCTCGGCGTCTGCAACCACCCGTCACAAACGTCCATTCCTTGTAGCGTCTGTCGTGTACCAGTAGAAAGTATGGTTTGCCGTCTATGTAGCTAACAGGAATAGCTATAGACTTGTGCCTCTCAGGTGGCCTTAGCCTCTGTATCAGCGGGATTTTTTCCATCCTCTACTACTGGTTCAGTATAATATTTCGCGAGGTTTCCCGAGCGTGGGTCATATGTTATCAGAAACAAGAGACCAAGTACGAGCAGCCAACGCCAAATCTGCATCCTAAATTGTGTGAGTATTTATTTTGACCCGAAGGGTCACATCCCTGGTCAGCTGGCCCTATGGGCCAGACTTAATTTGCGTACAGGAGGCCGCCCATGCCCTTCTGGATGCGCAGGATGTTGTAGTTGACTGCGTACAGGTAGTTGATGCCTGGGTTGCCACGGAGGCCGACCACAGCGTTTGACACGTTGTAGTAACCCGTGGATGGCTGGCAGAGGCTGAGAAGACCGCTGGCCAGCTGCACTGGGGTGATGAGGCGGTAGGTGTCCAGACGAGAGAAGTTGAGCGTGCCGGTCGGCTGCAGCTTGCCAGTGTCAAGGCAGAAGGGGATGATTGCGACCGGGGCGACGTACTGGTTGCCAGTTGGGCTTGGCAGGTAAGAGAACTGCGTGTGGAAGTACTGGGGCACATCCATGTACTGGGGCAGGTGCTTGTCCTCACCCACATCGCTGCCGTTAATCTGCTGGCGAAGGGTGAAGTATGTAGCGGTTGCGCTATTCAGACCGCCCGAATATGCGCTAGTAGAACTATTGTAGCTGTAGGCGTTGCTGTACTGCTTCGCCTGGAAGGCCAGGTACTTGATGGGGTGGGCCAGTGCCAGCTCCTGCACGTTCTGGGAGCCGATGGGCACACGCTGCACCTGGGTAATCAGCACATCCATGTCCGTCTTGGCAAAGTACTCGCGCTCGGCGGCGTCCAGGTAGATGAAGTTGGTCCACAGCTGGTAGCTCAGCTGTGCGTACGTACCGGTCAGTGATGCCGACCCGACACCGGTGCTAAGAGCAGTACCCAGATTCTTGGACCAGGTGATGCGAACCTCCACATCGTGGAAAGCCAGCGCCACCACGGGCAGTGCCACCATCCAATCCTTGTTGAACCAGAACTTCAGGGGGAAAAAGGTGGCCACCTGGCTGGTTGGCTGCTGGGCAGACGGTGTGATGTTGTTCAGGTAGCGCTGGTTAGAGTTCTGGGCACCGACAACCGGCTCCACGTCAGACATCCACTGGAAGTCCTGAGAGTCAATCTCCTGACCGCCAATGTACAGCTGTACACGGTCAATCACCTGGGACCAGTCCAGATTGCCGACCAGTGCGTTATTCTGGTCACGAGCCGTCAGGTACATGTAAGACACGAGGTCGCCCTTCTTCTCCAGACGGATAGTCGAAATGCCACCTGCGGCCGGCATACCCTGGAGCGTCTGGCGCTCGACATTGGATGCATAGTGCGTGTACCGCTTGTAGTTGGAACGGAAAAATGAAATCTCGGGCTTGCCCGTCAGCCACTCATCCTGAACACCAGTTGCTACAAGCTGAACGATGCCTCCCGACATTTATACTTTCTGTTTATATTTTTTTTACTAGAGTGCGGCGAGGGGTGGCTGCACCAGACAATTCTTGTGGAGCTGCTGGATGGCCATGTCCAGCGCCTGGGGTGTTGCTCTAGGATTTTCATTCCCCTTGAACGGGTTGAACTTGTAGTGGTCAGCATCCTTGTATTGGTTGAAATGACCAAGAGGTGCAGCAGCCTGGACAGGGAAAGGCACTGACTCGGCACGCAGATTGCTTGCTGCGCCGACAGCACCGACAGGGTCCGCCCGTACATTCATACGCTGGCCATTTCCTTCTCTGTCTGGGTTCGCACGGTTGTTTGTGCCGCGCGTAAGAGCCGGGTCTGTGTATCCCGGTTTTCCAACCGCATACGGCTGCTTCACAAAGTAACCAGCTGTGCCAATCTGCAGAGTGTCGCCCGTGCGCTCGCCAGTCTCGTCACGAATTGTCAGACGGCGCGTCTTAATCTGGTCCGGACGACCCTCGGCCGCCGTAAGAGCACCACCCTGGCCCTGGCCACGCGTCTGCGCCGGGTCACGGTGCCACGCCTTGGTGTCCTTTGCCTGATGCGTAATGGCTGGCGCCACTGGGCCACCCCCCTTGACAAATGCGTTCGCCGGCCCGCCAAAGGTACCACCCAGAGTCGTCAGACGCTCCTCATTGATGTTGGCCGGCAGAACACGGAAGAACTGGTGGAAACCACCCGCCGCCGGAACGCTAGCTCCGACACCGAGACCGGGGCCAACATACTGGCGCTCGATGGACGCAAGGTTATTCATCTTGCCCGAAACACCCTGGCGGCTGTACAGGTCGTACACAGGCTGACCGTACGGCTGCTTCGTTCCGTTCGGCGTCATGTCATTAAAAGAAGAAACCTCCTGCTTGGGCGTCAGACGGAAATCGTTAAACTGACGACCCGTGTTCGAAAAGATGTTCTTAGGGTCCAGAGGAGCGTCCTGCTGAGCAAAGTTACGATTCTCGATTTCAATTTTTTTGGTCGGGTTCATCATAATCATCTGGTCTGTGGTTAGTGGGGTGTCTTTCTTGTCACTCAGACGCTGCCCAGCAAACACAAGACCTACAACTGCAGCGAGTGCAAGTGGGTCCATATTATTATATAAAAACTTTTAAATTTCCGTACTCACGGGGTCCTATTCCTAGCGGGTGTTGTTCGGGATGGGCTTTCCGTACCGCTGGATGAAGCGGTTATTCTGGTCATTGCTGTATGTGCTCAGAGGGTTAGGGCTCCAGTACCGAACAGGCAGGTTGATGTACAGGTTGGGGAAGTCGTACGGCTTGTCGGCCCATGTGCCGTTAAAGGCCATTGTGCTCTGGGGGCGGAGCATGTCATCCGACTCGACCATCTCAGTCAGAAGACGGGTCATATAAACATCCTGCTGGATGTTTCGCATCCCTGGCTGCAGATTGTTTGGCATTATTATTAATAGTGAATATTTATTTAACGACCCTTACTACCGTTGCCACCACGCATCTGAACTTGCTCCGGGAAGTGCGTGCGGCCCATGAAACCCTCGTCAGCGCCGCACATCCACGGCCCGCTGTCATCCTTGCACTGTGGCGAGAATGGCACACCGTAGGCCGCCTGAGCAAACGCCGTCTGGTCGTTAGGAATCAGACCATTGTTCGGGGCTGTGTAGAAACGGCTGGACGCATCGTACTGCCACAACTTACCACGGTCCTTGCCCAAGTCCTGGTCGAACGGGTGGATTTTCGACCACACATTCTTCACCTGGTTCGCGACACTGGGGTACCACGCCGCCGGTGGCCGGTCCGGCTGGTCCTTGATGTCCGTCAGAAGTGCGTTGCCCATGGGGTTGTTGAGCGTCGGCATCTGGACAGGGCCGCCGAGCATACCAGTCGGCCGAGCATCGCTGTAGGCTGGTCGAACGCTGTCCATACCGCGAATCATCTGGTTGCGGTACATGTAAAACAGGACGCCGATAACCAGTGCACCGAGTGCAAAGACGCGAACATCCCGCTGGATAAGGTAGACGATGCAGGTGGCGTAAATCACGAAACGTGCAGTCGCCTGTGCGCGCTCAGTCGAAGTCTGGCTCGCATTCGGCCAGAACTGCAGAAGCTTGTCTGAACGGAAAATTTCTTTTGGGTCCATATCTACTATTTTTAAACATATTTATTTTTTACGCTGTCCGGGCTTCTTCTTCTTGGGTGCACCTGGAGCTACTGGGGGGCGAGCTCCCATGCCACCCAGTGCCAGCGGGCTCATGGCACCACCGCTACCCATCAGCGAGCTGAACAGAGTCGACATCGCCGACATGTCGAACGACCCAGACTCTTGCATATTCTCGGCACACTTCTCAGCGACGCTCTCAATCATCGAAAGCGTCTCTGGAGGGAACATGGTGATGGTCGTGCCCAGAATGTACAGCGTCTGCAGGTACTGCCAGACGGCCGCACGCGTCTGCTCGCTCACCTCGGGCGTCACCCACAACTTTTCAATATTCATGTCACTCAGCAACGAGATATTCTTTGCATCGTCCGTGAAGAAAGAAGGGTCCTTGGCCATCAACTTCTCGGCATACGGCTTCACCGAATCCATGTAGGTGTCAAGTGCCATACGTGGCGTCGTCTGGCGCGCCACCTTGAACTTCATCTTGTACTCATAAATGGTCTCGTCCTCCGGGAAAGTTAGCACGAGCTCATCAAGAAACTGCCCCATCATGTCATTGAAGCTGGACACGGTTGACATACTGTACTGTCTTGTACTGTTTAACAAACTTTAAGTGAAGTGATGCTGGAGAAATGCCAACAATCCTATTATTGTATCCAAAAGTAGCACCTTCCACGCATGCTCCTTCACACCCCTGAAAGCCAGCACCGCAAACAGACCATACATGAATGCGTGTAGCGGCCGGAGGTCGTTCCACCAGATGGCCTGACCACCCGTCTCGACCCCCGTCTTACGCCAGCCGTTCACGTAAATCACGGTGAATCCGATTGAAACACCCAAAGCAAAGAGACCGAGCCACGGGAGCAGCGCAGGGAAGCGGTAGGCCAGATACGTGAGGCCGAAGCGAGCACCCATACACCCGATGAGGAACATCAGCATCCGCTTCAGCTCCATCTTACTGTAGACCTAGAAAGGTTCTGCGACCAGCGACTCTCGGTGGGCGTTGCCCTGGTGCACGATAAAGTAAACCAGGATGCCGACCAGGAGGGCTGGCTTGGCAAACTCCGAGTTCTGGGTCACCTTCTGACCATTCATGCGAGCCTTCAGGTAGACATAGGCGACCGTCACACCCGCCGCGATACCGGCTGCCATGATTGGATTGCGGAAGGTATGGTCATCAATCATTTAATAAATGTTTTTATTAAAAAAATCGAGTCTGGACGAATTGAGTAATTGTCATGTCGGTCGGCTCTTCCAAAATTATTTCTTTATAAATTTTTATTGGATTTGTTCCTTGAAGAGCAAGACTGCCAGTATAGGCCGCGACCAAACCCAACATGTGTACCGGGTTACTCTCGTGCGAAACATACACCATAGGAATTATATGTAAAATAATTCTAAAAAATAAAAATAATGGGTTGACAGGGCCACGGTATGTCATTATATACAACTGCCCGACAACCGTCGCAATCAGACTCAGAATAAATAAATTAAAAACTTTTAAATTTATGGAAAGGATGAGCCAATATGTAAACACCTGGTACCACTTAATCATATATATGTTTTATAAAATTTTGCAAGAATAATTGTACCAGTGACAATCACCTGACAGATGGAAATTATAAAAATTAATTTTTCCTGTTTACCCATACAGTCACACTGTTTCTTGCGCATATCTACAATATAACTGAGGGTCACGGCGGCAGACACGGCCGTCAACAGGAACATAAGTCCCAAAAGCCAATACTTCCGGTACACTATGGCTATGATGTTGAGCAGGATGGCCAAATAATAATAATTTTCTAAAACAATTTTTCGATTATCTTTGGCACAGTCACAGCCTCGTAGACCCTGGACCCACCGGAGTGCCCCTATGAGCAAAAATATTCCGATAATATTCAAAAGAATCATTCCTTAGCATCATCAAACAAATTTTCCTTGTGCACTTGTGGTGGGGCGAGCGACGGTGTGACCGCGACCGTCTTGGTACCGCCAGGTGTCTCGGCCGGGTGGTTGACAGAACCGGCCGGTGCAAGCTCACCCTCCATAGGCTCCTCCTCCATAGGCTGTCCTTCTGGCGCCATGGGCGCGCCCTCCGGTACTGGATTCTCACCGAGTGGGTCCAAGGGGTCGTCTGTCAGTGGCGGACCCTCGTTATTCTCGTCCTCCTCACCCCCCTCATCAATGTCCAGGTTGTTCTCGTCAGGCATGATGATATACGTCTTTAGAATCTCCTCGGTCGGCACGAGGGTATCGATGGTGTCCCGGATGCACTTGGTGAACCGCTTGTTCAGCACCTCGTTGCGCTGCGACACGGGCATCTCGTCACTGATGACGTACGGGTCGTCGTAGATGTCCTTGGCCGCGTTGATATAGGCTGTGTGCACGAAGATGTCATTGCCGGGCAGCTTCAGAGAAATCTTTTTGCTCTTGGGGTCGATGCGAATCGCGCTGAGAATCTTGACGTGGCAGACAAACACAGCCGCCATCAGGTTCGGGAAGAGCGAATTGTTCTTGACAATATCCTCGACGTGCTTCTTCACCTTTGTGTTTGACCAGCTGTGCTTCACCTCGCGCAAGAGC